ATCCACCACGAACAGCAGATGATGATGTAGAGTTTGCTGATATTTTTGATCCGTTCTCTAATTCTAATGAACCTTTGTTCCAAGATATGATACCCTGTTGCATCCAAGTGGGTAAATTTTCATAAGCAAGTTGCAGTCTACCCAATAAATCTCTGGCAGTTGATGCTTTGTTTGCTAAGATTGCTATATTAACATTGTCGTTGAAAACTGCGTAATGCAGTAAATATGATACACAAGTAGTAGATTTACCTGTCTGCCTAGGCATCTTACAGATATTAAATCTATTACCGTGGAAATTTTCTAATAACTTCTGTTGAAATGGATATAACTTAAATGGTTGCAATCCATGATCAAGAGTTACTATCTTTATATAATTTTTTGCAAAATATACGGGATCTTCTCTACACTTTATAAATTCTACAATTTGTTCTTCAGTGAAGTTAATAGGAGTATTCGCTTTTTTCAGATTTGGATTACCCAAATATACATTATCACTCATAGTAACTCCTATGTCATTTCATTAGGTAAATGTTTTACTTCTTTTTTAGGAAGTAAACCATTGGTATGTTGATCGTGCTCTATGGTTTGTTGTGCAAGATTTACCATCTTCTCCAAGTTTTGAATCCTTTTTTCAAGATTCTTCACTTTCGGGTCCAGTCCATCTTTGCCAGATTGTGTTTTCTTGTCCAAGTTTAGTTCTCCAGTCGTAGTGCGATAACTGAAGTTTCTCACTAGCAAGAAGATCGCTACCTATACCTTTTGAAGGTTTCAAAGGTTCAGGAGACACAACATCTATAAATTCTGCGTAATGTTCACCATTTGCATCCTCTATTGAAACAGAATCTTGCATATAACTGGATGCGGAATCCAATTTATCAGTTGATGTTGTTATTTTTCCTTGAACCCATGCAGGTATATCTTTTTCCTTCTTGCCTAATGCTTTTCTAAGTTTGGCGATGTTTCTTTCAGTTTTGGATAACTGTTTATGTGCCATTGAAACTTCGTGATCCTTTTTCTCCTTCTCTTCGGAGACATCTTTTTTGACTAACATTCCATCAGGTTTTACCATACTACCCTCTGGAATTGGCTTACATTTTTCATCGGTATTACAGTAGTAATATCCTTTTTTACAGGATTTCATATGTAAGTTTAATCGTCTGATGTATTAGTATTTATCATTCCTTGCTTTAGCAACTTCGCTAGATCGGAAGTTGAACCCACATATAAGGCATTATTTGTTACGTTATTTGTAGTAGTTTTAGGAGAATCCTCCTCAATATCTTTCATTTTTTTCTGCAAATCTAACAACTTATCCGTAGTATCTGCAACACTTTTAATCAATTGACCCGCAACTTCATATGCTCTAGCACTAGCACCCTCTTCTGCTACTTCCATGATACCATTGATTGCTTCTTGTCCCTTTTCAATCAAAGAATACAAGTTACCTCTGGTATATTCATAATCTTTTTGAATATCTTTGTCTTCAGATTTTAGACTTTTTACAATTTTCATCTCTTCAGGTTCTGCCTTAACTATATCAGATGCAGTATTAAGAGCTTTATTTAATTCATCAAAGTTGCCTTTCATTTACTTTCCATCCTGAAAAAATTCTAATCCTTCAGAGAATCCAAAATCATCTCCAGGACCAAGTAATGCATCATCTATTCTATCAATAACACCATCATTATTCTTATCCTCTGTTGCTTTTGGTGTAACTGTATATCTCATTTCTCTCTTTGCAGTTACAGGATTAGTATTGGTATAGTAATCAACTTCAACTTTCTTGATAATACCTGTTGCATTATCAGCAATTTTACCGAATAGATATGTCTTAGCAGTAAAGTTTAAAGTATAGATTAGTGCTCTTCTTGTAGAAAAGTCTCCTTCATAATCATCTACAAAAGAAACATTATTTAAAACTATAGGTACGTCTCTTTTTTCTCCGATAGAACTAATTAAATCTATAGTTACATTGAGAGATGGTTGGAAAAATGGTAATATTTGTTCCACGATCTGTAATGCATCATCATTTAACTTACAATATATGTTTAATTCAAATCCAATGTTATATGGAACAGGCATATAAACTTTTCTCATTGTATCAGATGCTTTATCAATTGCTCTAAATGTTTGAGTCATTCCTGTCTTTCTTGTTCCATCATAAGTTAAAGATGTCATCTCAAAAGACATTCTTGGTAAAGATATTGCTACTGCTTTGTTTAATTCTGATTGTTGTGTTAATCTTGCTAAAAATTTCTGTCTTGGAGCATATGCTAATGGAACCCTCATTTCATCAACAACATTACCCGTCTGTCCATCATAATGCTTAAGATAAATTTGATTGAACAATGTTCCGAAAGATACAATGGTCTTTCGCATTATTTCGTGGTAGTAATGACTTCCTAACATTAAACTTCACCAAATGGGTTAACTTCTGTAAAATCTAAGATCATATCTGCTTCTCCTTCAAATAAATCATTTTGATCATAATTATCTATATTCTGAACTGAACCTGCTGCAGGTACCTCAGAGAGTAACATATACTTATCTAAAATGTATATAGCACCAGAGGATTGTCCAATAATCTTCTCTCCCACAAAGAATTTGCCATTTTCTTGACCAATTTGTAGAACTCCCTCTTCTTGATCCCAGTTCTTAACTCTTGCTCTTATCAAGGAATCTTCCCCAAGAACCACTTCATTAAACCAGAATGTTCCAACTCCTGCGTTTCCTGCTATTGCTGCAGGATCTTCTACCAATACAGTGCAAGGTCCGAGATAACCTGCACCTGGATTTGTTATGTTGACACGTAAAATATTGTTTTGATTATTATCAAGAACTATAGTACCAGTGGCAGTTGAGAATCCAGATTCTCCATCTCTATCTCCAATAGTATTAGAAAAACCTACAGTAGGTGGAGTTGTGTATCCAACACCTATCTTAGTAAATGTTACACTATCAATCGCTCCATCAAGACCAACGTTTGCAAATCCCTCTGCTGTTTGTCCAAGTGGTGGATCAATAGTAACACCAGGAGCAAGCAAATATCCTCCTCCCATTGATAATATTTCAAACTCACTTATTTGTCCGAAACCATTTATTTTTGCTCTACCAGTTGCTGTAAATTGAGAAGGAGATCCAGTTGCACTGCTAACTGCTACGTTAGGTGTTGATAGATATCCTGAACCAGATGATGCTATAGAAACTGAATTAACAAATCCTTCGCTAATTGTTGCAGTTGCAGTTGCTCTAAAGTTAGTTGCAACACCTGATGGAGCATCTATAACTGCAGAGGTTAAGGCAGTTACTATACCTGTTAGAGTAGTACTATTATTATCGAGAGAAACAACTTCTCCATTTTCAATATTAGCATTGATGCTTATTTCTTGTTCAGTACCGATTACATTTTCAAAATCATCATAGGTTACTGTGGATGATAGTGTAGTTACCCCAAGAGTTGATATACCACTTAATGGAACATATGAACCAATACCAGAAAGAACATTGGTTGAATATATGTCATCTACAAGAATACCAGTGTTATATGAGTTTTTAAGAACTGGTGGAGTTAAATTAGCATTAGTTATTAATGGTTTATCTCCTGCTAATGCAAAACTAATACTATCTTCAAAATTTCCATCCAGATATAGAGAAGTTAATTGAGAACCAAATTGATTTTTATTTTCTATGTAAACATAATGCCAAGCATCATCTCTTACAGATGCAAAAGTAATACCAGTAACTGTTAAGACAACATCAGGAGCACCACCCCCACCAAGTGATGAATCAGCAATTGTTATCGTCTCAGAGGAGTAGTAATTTGTACCACCAGATACTAATGTAATTGTTGGTGTACCATCAGAAGAAACATCAACATCGAACTCAGCACCTGTTCCAGATGCGTCACCAACAGCGTTAGTTACAGTGTATGATCCATTTGTTCTTAAACTGTCGGCAATACCAACATTAGGGATGAATGTACTAACTGATCCAGTAGTTGAAGCAACAGATACAGTTCCAATACCCAATTCAACTCTTCCTAAAGTATTAATTCCTAAAGTAACGTCTTCTCCACCATTAGATACTTTATTTAATTCTAAGATCGTTGAAAAACCTACATTAGAACTTTGTGCTTTGAAGTATAATTGAACTGAACCCTCTTGGTCAATGGTAGTTTGATTTCCATTCCATGTTAAATTTCTATCATTATCAGCATTAATTAACTTCCATGCTACTGTGCCATATTTTGGAGAGGTTGCATCAAATCCTGCAGATAATGCAAGATATTTTATAGTAAGTGTTGGTTGACTTAGATAATATCTACCTGGACTAGTTAAACTATAAGTGAATGTAGATAAACCAGAATTTGATGTAAAGGTTGTATTTGCAGTTGCTGTAGATGCTATTCCAGTTGGAGCATCTATAGTTAATATTGGATTTCCGACATAGAACTGTCCTGAAGATGCGATAGATAAAGTTTCAACATTTTCATTAGCATTTATTGTAGCAGTGACAACTGCAGTAGATCCAACTCCAGTAGGAGCATCTATCGTCACAGCAGGTTCTACACTATAACCTATACCTGCATTATTGACTGAAAGACTTACTAATTTACCATTACCAATTGCTGTATTTGCTGTTGCTTGTACAAATCCACTGCCAGTTGGAGGATCTATTGTAACACCTATCTTTCTATCTGGGTCGTAATTACTTCCACCATCGCTTAATACTATACTATTAACAATATTATTTGATACTACTGCCGAACCTGTTGCTCCTGTAAATGTGGGACTTCCAAAAGTTACTACAGGAACATCTGTATACCCATCTCCAGAAGAAAGAACAATTGCTCTACTTACACCTTGTCTGAAGGATTCTATACCTACAGTTGCAGCAGCTCCAACTCCCCCACCACCACTAATCGTAACTGTGGGTGGTTCTCTATATCCTTCACCTGCATCAGTCAATACAATTTCTTTTACGGATCTTGCACCTCCTATAGAGGTTGTAATTGCAACAGCAGTTGCAGTTCTACCACTGATTGGTGGTGAAAATGTTACTGTTGGTGTTGAACTATAATTATATCCTTGATCATTTAAGAATATCTCTCTTATATAACCTCTTGTCATATCAACTCCGAGGACAGCAGTATTTCCGTAACCAACCATCTTAAGACTTATTATCTCTCCAACATTTGATGTTCTCTCATCAATTTCATCTATATCAGTATCAATAACCTCATTTTCATATTCAAATAGTTCGCACTGAAGTTCATAAACGTAATTCTTTTGTAATTGATAGAATGGGTTTTCATGTTCTACAAATTTTACTTCAAAGAATCTACCACCTAATGGAAAATATATTAAATCTCCTTCTCTAGGTCTATGTGCGAGTTCTGTTTCATATGCATCTCCCATCGCTAAGAATGGTGCAATATAATCTTCCCATCTTTCCTTAGATATAGTTACAACCAATTCATCCTTGAGTTGCATACCAAATTTAGTTAATACATCTCCACCACCTGTGTATCCATCATATGTGTTTACATATGCTTCAATTAAATAATTATCATCAAATTCTGAAGATTGTACTTCTTGAAAAACTGTTTTTCTACTTATTATTTCTCTAGGTAAGTAATATACCTCAATACCATACATCCTCAACTGTTCGTTGACGAGATCTTGTACAAGTCTTTGTTCTGATGCAGATCCTTGAAGGAAGAATGGATTTAATGGCATTTATCCTACCCTATCATATCTAATGGAGGTAACTCGTAAGTTGATGACATTTGTTCTCTAATTTCATTAACTTCTTGAACACCATCCTGATAGATTTCTCTACCATTAAATTCTATTCCACCAGGTAATTTTACTCCTCTAAACTTAATTAAATTTTGTCCCCATTGTTTCTTGATCATTGCAGTGCAATATCTTTTTAAGAAACTATCATTGTAAACTTGACTAAAGTTTTCGGGATCTAATGCTCTATAACAATCAAGAACAATATATTGATCTGCATCTTGAGATGCCCAATCAATATCAAGATATAATCTATCTTGTCTTTTATTAAATCTTATTTGCTTATCTGTTGTAAGTAGAAAATCAATATCTTCCAAATATCTTTTTGTCATCGCATACTGTAGTAATTCAACTGAGTTGAAAAAATACAAATCATTTAAAAATAACTGATATTTGATACTAAACATACCACCAGATATAGAACTGGTATCAAACTTAAATACCTTTTCTACACCAATTACAGAATCTGGGCAGTTTATAAAGTTTGAATTTTCATACCATGTATTACTAAATCCACCACCAGTTGCTGTTGTGGTTACTATTCCAACATCATTTGGGGGATCTGCTTTTCCTCTATCAATATCTTCTTGCGTAATTTTATATTTTAAATACATCCTCTCGACACCATCAAAGTGTCTTTCGTTAAAATATTGAATTGCATCGTCAACTATATCATCAAGTTGTTCATCTGATACATTGATTTCAAGAACAGGTGCACCAAGTTTTCTTAAGCAATGATCTATTAACTCTTGTTTCGTGGTGGGCTTTGCCATTAGTTAGAAATCTCCTTCATCCTCACTATTTATTGTTTTTGGTTTAGTTTTCGACTTTGATTTCGGAGCAGTAACTATTTCTTCTTCTTTTTCTGCTCTTTCCAACTCTGCTCTTTTTAATTCTACTACAACCTCTTTTGCGTGTTCTAACTCTTTAAGCAAGTCATTAACCTGTTTATTGAGTGCGTCTATAGTATTATTATTTTGACCTACTCTTGCTTCAAGTGCTATTACTTGAGCGAGTAAATCCGCAGATTTTCTTTGGTATGTTCCCAACAAAACCTGATAATCCAATTCATTATTTGGCATGATTAATTATTCAGTTGTACTATTTATAGTTTTAGAATGAACCTCCGTCAACAGTTACATTTGATAAAATTCTATTACTACCATCGTGACTTATTACAGCAGACTGTCCTGCAGCATCGTTAACCCATAATCCACCAACTTCAAAGTTTGCGTAAACAATTTCTGTCATTACGTTTGAATTCTCAGTAACAGATGATGCAACTGCAACTCTTGCAGCAGAGTCATCCCAATATACAGCAGCAGTCTTCGCAGCACCTCCTGTATAGTAGTGCATAATCATACCAACATCAAGGTTATTATCTGTTGTTGGTGCTACTAAGTTTCCTCCACTATTAACAAGTCCAAGTTCAATTATTGGATCTTCAACTTTTAATGCTTCTGTATTTACAATGAACTGAGAACCTAAGACAGTTATATCTCC